CGAAAAGAGAGGGTGACGTGATGAAAAGTCCGGAAGTGATAGACAGAATTGAAAAGAGCCTGCCGCAAACGCTCAGAAAATGCCGCTACTGCGGAGAGGGCGCAGAAGAATATGTCCGGGCTGACCGGAATTATGACGGGACAATGGGATATATCGCAACGGTGCGCTGTACCGGCTGCGGTGTCTCGGTGTTTGCCTTCGGGCTTGATATCCGCCCGGCTCTCGTTATGGCTAAGAGCTACTGGGAAAAGGGTGTTTGTGATGTACTATAAAATCCGGAAATGCCGTTTCCTTGACATCTTTTAACGCTTGAAAAAAGGAGTGAAGAATAAATGCCTATTAAATCAGAGCGGCAGTACCGCAGCATGAGCATGACGGTAAAGCCGCAAAAGGAAAAGCTTATAGACACGGATTACTACGTTGAGGGCTATGCCGCCAATTATGAGCGGTACAAGCTCTTTGATGACTTTAACGGCGATCCCGTTTATGAGCAGTTCAGAAGAGAAAATTTTGAGGGAGTTGACATCAGTGACGTTATAATGCAGTACGATCACTGCGGAGAGGTCTACGCCCGATGCAAAAACGGTTCCCTTATCGTTCGCACGGACGACAAGGGACTTTTTATTGCCGCAGATCTGGGACGAACTCAGCGCGGCAAAGAGATCTATGAGATGATATCAAAAGGAATGGTGGATAAAATGTCATGGTCGTTTATTCCCGGAGAGTTTCATTTTGACCGTGACACCCGCACCATAACCTATGACAGCATCAAAAAGATATTTGACGTGTCGGCGGTGTCGATCCCTGCCAATGACACGACAGATATACATACCCGAAGTCTTGTTGACGGAGAGATCAAAAGGGCTGCGCAGGAGTTGCGTCAAAGGGAGATACTCAAGCTTAAGATCAAGATCAAAACCATAACAGGAGGTTAAAAAAATGAGCAGACTACAGGAAATTGAGACAAGACTTGCACAGATAAGACAGGAAGCAGAAGCAGAGGGCGCGGACCTTGAAGCCCTGACCAAAGAGGTTGACGCTCTCACACAGGAAAGAGCGGCAATCATCGAAAAAGAGGAAAGAAGAAAGAGCATACTCGGAAAAATAGCGGACGGATCTGTCGGTGCGCCTTCCGCACAGCAGCCGCCTCAGACTGCCGACAATGAAGCTCAGCGCAGCGCTTTAGAATTTGTCAAGAACAATCGTATGACAATGGAAGTCCCGCAGATGCGTTCCGTGCTTCTTTCCGGCGGTACGATCGCAACACCTACCAAGGTCAGCGGTATCAATGACCTGCCTGGTGGAGTTTGCAGTATCGTTGATATGGTCACGGTCGAGGACTGCACAGGCATGAGCGCTGATAAGGTCGCTCTGGTAACAGTGGACAGCACAGCAAGTGCTAACACTGAGGGCAATGCGGCAAACACAAGCGAGCCGACCTTCGCTTATGTGAGCATTACACCTACCACATACAGCCTGGTGAGTTATGTTTCCAACGAGATCAGGAGACAGTCGCCCCTTAACTACACAGAAAAAGTAAGAGCTTCAGCTGTCAAGGCTCTCAGACGCAAGGCGGCCGCTATTATCACCACAGCGGCGATCACAAGCACTCACGGCACCGAGATAATTGCATCTGCCGTCGGCGCTACAACACTGCGTGATATTGCTCTCGGCTACGGAGCTGATGATGAGGTCGCAGGCAACGCTGTGCTGTTCCTCAACAAAACAGACCTTGTCGCGTTCGGCGACGTAAGAGGTACCAACGAGAAGAAAGCGGTCTATGAAGTCATACCTGACGCCGACAACCCCAACACCGGCATCATCAAGGACGGCGGGCTGAGCGTGAAGTACTGCATCAACCCCAACTGCACGGCTCTCACCGGTACCACCAACACCAGCACTACGGCAACACTTCCGACCATGTTCTACGGTGTGCCCTCAGCTCTCAAGCTTGACCTTTTCGGCCCCATGGAGATAAAGGCGAGCGAGGATTACAAGTTTGCTGAGGATCTGCTTGCTGTGCTTGGCAAGGCATCGTTCGGAGCGGGACTTGTCGTCAAGGGCGGCATTGTAAAGGTCAGCCTTGCAAAGGCGACCTGATAAAAATGAAAGGAGCGGAGAGATATGCTTGAAACGATAAAAGCCGCGCTGCATCTGTCCGGAGATGACATGGACGTTGAAGTAAATTCGGACATATCCTCCGCGCTTGAGGATATGCGGCGTGTAGGAGTGACGACTGCCGTTCCCGATACGGAAAGCGCCCTTGTAATAAAATGCGTTGAGCTGTATGTGAAGTGGCAGTATGACTATCTCGGTCAGGCTGACAGATTCAGGCAGCACTACGAGCGCCTGAGGGACAGTCTGAGTCAGGGGAGTGACTATAATGCAGAGCCTTGAATTCAACAAGCGGGTCACGCTGCAGCAGGTCAGGACAGGTACAGGGCATAACCGGACTGACGAAACGATAAAGGAGCTTACTGTCTGGGCAAATGTGCAGGAGCCCTCGATGTCATTGAAACTGAGCACGGCGAGCGTTGGAATGAGTGCGGACAGAATAGTACATCTCTGGAGGCACGAATTTGAGGGCGGTGCGTACAACCGTGTGATTATCTCCGGAATCGTCTACCGGATAGAGAGCATAGGCGCAAGCGTCAACGATCAGTTTGTAAAACTGATTGTTGTGAGGGGGTAATATCATGCCCACAGAAGAATTTATCACCTGTGATTTTCCCGACCTTGACGGCTTTATCCGTCAGCTTGACCTGTTCGACGAGAACGTCAATAAGGCACTGAGGAACGCTATGAGTGCTTCTGCCGATATGATAGTCGCCGCGCAGAGAAGGCTCATATCGTCAAAGTCCATGCGCCTTGCCGCGCACATCACCAAGGGCGGCATAGAGGTGACAAAAAACGGCGTACTGACTGTCAGGACAGGCTATCAGGACGAGGCATTCAAAACCGACAGCGAGGGCTTCAACCCCGGCGTTGTCGGAATGGTGTTTGAGTTCGGACGTCCCGGTACGGGCGCGAGGAGCAGGGGGACGATGACACAGTCCCGTCACGGCAGACGGTTTTCCGTCAGAAAGGGCACAATACAGGCTGTTCCGCACATAAGAAAGGGTTTTGACGAGACGGTGCAGCAGGCTTCCGAGCGGCTCATTGAAGCCTATAACAATGAGGTGGACAGGCTTGGAGGTACATGATGAGTTTTTTCGATACTCTTGACGAGGTCTTGTCCGCTCTGGAGATACCGTACTACGAGGGGCAGCCCGAGTTTGCCGAGGGCGATGTCCCCGACGAGTTTGTCAGCTACAGCGTATACGATATTCCGAAGCTCTACGGCTGCGGCATTGAGCTGGCAACGACCTACTACGTCACAGTAAACATTTACACATCGGGTGAGGACAAGGCTCAGATTGCCGACAATATCTCGGCAGTGCTGACGACCCTGCTCACCGAAAAAGGCTTTGTCAGACGGAGCGGCAGCTTTGGTCTGACCGACGACTTCCCGAGCTATTATCACCGGATAGTAGAATTCGGGTACTGCGAATAAAAAATAAAAAGGAGATAGTAACTATGCCTAATACATCAGCAAAAGCGCCCATCAACGTCACAAGACTTGCAATGTGGCCTTATTATGAAAGCACCGATACCTACGGAGCGGCGTTCGATTTTGACAAGCGCTTCATGACCTATACGGACAACCTCGCCTCGAATTCAACGCCTCTTTTCGGCTGCGGAGTTCAGGTAGATCAGGTGACCAAAACAGGCAGCGGCGCTCTTACCTACGGTATTCACGCCTTTACCAAGACCGAGAGAAACAAGATGTTCGGCGAGACCCTCGATGCGGGCGGCGCAGTCGTCACCACAGGCGAAGAGGTGATCCCCTACGTAGCCTGCGCTCACAGCGAGGAGCTTTCCAATGGTCACCTCAATCTGTATAAGTATTTCAAGGTGAAGTTTGCACCGAACGAGATGTCTGCTCAGCAGGTATCCGACGGCTCCGTGACCTTCTCGACAACTCAGGTGCAGGGCGCTTATATCCGTAATGAGACCCTTGATATGATGAGGGCGATCTACTACGACGTTGACCCGACAACGGAGACAGGCGCTGCGATCATCGAAAACTGGTTCAGCGCCGCGACCTATATCGGCTCGAACGGTCTTGCCAATACCTCAACGATGAAAAAGGGTACGACGGTCATCAATAACGGTGACAGCGTAGCAGAGGGCGAGCTCAGCTTCAACGGCTCGGCAACAGGCGGCACGACTCCGTATAAGTACAGCTTCTACTATCGTGCGGCAGGCTCTGATACGTGGACGACAAAGCAGGAGGACAGCGCGACCGCTACAGCTACTCAGACCATTGACGTATCTACCGATACCGACTACGAATTCAAGCTCGTTGTCAAGGATGCTAACGGCGTAACGCTTACCAGGCTCATCACTGCGACCATAACCGCCTCGACCTGATAAGTCATGCTTAAGGATCTGACAGGCAGGGTCAGCATGATACATATAGCAGGGCGTGAGTACGGTGTGAAATTCTCGCAGGACGCCCTGCTGTACCTTGAGCTTTTCTTCATTCCCTTTGATGAGCTTCTGACCAGAACCGAGTGGGATAAGAGCGAGATCGTTAAGCTCTGCCGCGCGCTGATGTGCAGTCTGCCCGATAATCTCGGAGCTGTCCGGCTGAGAGATTGGGGAAGGGTCAGACCCTCGTCTGAGGAGCTTACGGAGCTTATCGAGGAGCGCGATATGCCGCTTCTGAGCGCGGAGATACTGCGCGCGGCACTCGCTTCACTTCCGACCCCCGAGTCCTCGGAGGAAACGGATCGCGACAAGGTGTCTACCGTTACAACGGAGGGGCATCTCAGAGCGCTGTACGTTGACGTGATAGGCAGACCTGAGGAGGAGTTCTGGCAGAGCACCAAGAGGGAGCTTCTTGACCGTATAGACTGCTATCTTGAGGTCAAGGGCATGAAGGAAGCGCCCATAAGGGTAAAAAGATATGCTGACGAATGAAAAAGAGCCGCCCGCTGAGGCGGCTTTTATTTTATAACCCGAAAGGCGGTGGAAGAATGGCAACAGGAAGAAGCTTTTTGACAAGCTTCGGAACGAGATCTGACAACAAGGGCATATCGGGGCTGAGGGCAGAGCTGAAGGAGCTTCGCCGCGATATGGCTGAGAACAAAAAGGCGCAGAAGGAGTACAGTCAGGAGATACGGCAGGCAGAAGCCGAGATAAAGGCTATCGAAAAGGAGATACGCTCGGCGGGAACGGCTACCGATGCCCAACGGGAAAGGCTCGAACAGCTTCGTGCGCTCATCGAAAACGACACTAACGCCGTAGAGCAGTTAAGAGTTGAGCAGGCGCGCCTGCAAAGTCAGATAAACGACACCAACGCACAGATAAAGAACGAGCAGGAGGCGCTCAAAAACCTCAAGGACGGCATGGCCGGCGCAAAGGCGGCTGCAGGTGAGCTCGTCACCGAGGTGGGGGCTATAGGCGCAGCGGCAACGGCGGCTGTTGCGGGTCTTTTCGCGTTTACGAGCGGAGCGGCTGCATGGGCTGATGAGGTGAACACCTTAGCGGCAACAACGGGTCTCGGCACTGACGAGATACAGAAATTCATGTATGCCTCGGAGCTTATCGACGTGGATCTGCAAACGATGACGGGCTCGCTCTCCAAGCTGACCCGCAGTATGTCAACAGCATCGAAGAATGCAAAAAACGATGCGGCGGCGGCTTTTGGTAAGTTAGGCGTAAGCTTCAAGGACGCGACCGGC